GCCTTGTCGATCGCTTCCGGAGTTCCCTCGGCCGCCATCTTCATTGTTTCGTCAAGACCTTCGACCTGTGCATCTGCCTCCGCTGCCGCGGCTGATGCTTTCTCGTAAGCACTTGCCGCCTTATCAAGTTCTGCGTTATAGCGTTCTTGTGCGGCTTTAGCTTTCTGCTGTCTCTCTATGCCCGCGCCGGTCGTCGCATCCGTTGCAGTGAGTGCGGATTGCAATTCTTCCTGTGCTGACTTGGCATTTTTAACCGCTTCGGTGTATGTGTCTTCGGCTTTCGTAAGTGCCTGATGTGCTTCTGCCTGTCCTTTCAGAGCATTGGCATAATCAGCCTGAAATGCCTGCTGTATAGCCTGCTCTTTGAGTTTTGTGATATTGTTGTCGATCGCGCTGTTGATCTCTTCCAGCGCGGCTTTCGAATTTTCTGCCTGGGCAATAAATTCCGTGGAGTAATCCGTGCCCATCGCGGCATTGAGCTCATTGAGCGCAAAGTTTGCGGTCTGCTCCATACCTTCTTTCAGGTTGCCCTCGGCGTCATAGCAGGAATTGAGCATGTCCTTATAGTAGGACAACCCGGACCCTGCCGTTTGGATACCCGACGCGCTTGCTTCGATCGCTGTGCCTACACCGTCGACATGCTGAGCGGCTGCATCCGCAACGCTGGCCACTTCTGAGACACGGTTAGAAAATTCTATCTGCTCCGCTGTCGCTTCTCTTGACTTCGCACCTGCGTCCGCCATGACCGCGCCGAGCGCAGCCAAAGGAAGGACGACCGCGCCGGCGGCCAGTCCGATACCGAGTGTACTGGTGGACAGATATGCCCCCATTCCACCCGCGGCCTCGACAGCGCTGGAGAACTCTCCGACCTTTTTGGCCACCGTACCAACTCCGCTCACGACCTGCCCGGTCGTTGTCACGACTTTACCGAAGACGGAAATACACGGACCTGTCGCGGCTGCAACTGCCGCCCACTGCACAACGCTCGCTTTCTGTTCCGAGCTCAGGGCGTTGAATGCAGAGGTTGCCTCTGTGACCTTATTAAATCCCGCCTCGATCGCCGGAGCGAATTCCGTGAGGATCGCCTGACCGGCTTCGATGCCGGAATTCTTTATCCGGTTGACAGCCTTGTTAAACTTAGAGCTTGTTGTGTTCGCGACCTTGTCGAATGCTATCTGTGTAGCTCCGGCAGTCTTATTCATGGATTCGAGGGCTTTGTTAAACTCCTTCGCTCCATTGGCTGCAATATTCATTGCCGCTCTGCCTGCGCGGACATTCCCGAACATGTCGCCGAGCTCAACACCTGCTTCGTCAGCGCCCTCGATCACGATGCCGAGAACGTCAGCAAAAGAAGCACCGGAGTCCATGAGTTCATGGAAGCTCTTTCCGGTCTTCTCTTTCAGGATGTCTGATGCTTTAGTCCCGGACTTACCCAGCTCGTTAATCATGGAGTTGAGGTATGTCGTGGATTCTGCAGTACTGACACCGTTTTTCGTCATTGCGACATATGCAGCCGCGACATTGTCAAGATTGACGCCATAAGCTGCCGCTGTCGGGATGACTGTACCGAGAGACTGACCGAGCTGTGCAACTGTCGTTTTTCCTAAGTTCTGGGTATTAATGAGCTTGTCGGAAACTGCTGTCGCCGCGTCCGCAGAAAGCCCGTAGGCGTTCAAAATTGTCGTTAAGGTATCAACAGACGTTGTAACGTCTGTGAAGCCCGCTTTCGCTAATTTGGAAGCATCAGCAACAAATCCAACGGCTTCACCCGTCGAACGTCCGGCAGAGATTGCCTGATAAGTCGCCTCGGCTAGATCTGACGCTCCTATTCCGGTTGTATTGGACAGCTCTTTGATCTGCTTCTCCATGTCGGACATGGACACTTCAGACTCGTCGGCGATCGTCGAGACTTTGGCCATCCCGTCTTCTAAGCCGGTGGCCAGCTTGACAGAGGCAGCTCCGGCCGCCGCGATCGGCGCCGTCACCGTGGTTGTGAGCTTATCTCCGACCTGTGTGATATTCTGCCCGAGCTCCTGGAGCTTCTGGCCTGCCCTCTCGACTTCCTGCCCCCAGACCGTAAGTAAGTTATTCTGTGCGAGCTGACCGTTCAGGCGGTTGAGCTCGTTCTGTGCGTCCGCAAGGGCCTGTTTCCACTTGAGGGTACGGGTATCGGCTTCGCCGTACTTTTCAGATGCCTTCTGAACCATCTGCGCACACTGTTCAATGTGCTTTTTCTGGTCCTTTATGGCATCGCGGAGAAGTTTCGCCCGTTCGGCCGCCTTTTTCATTGCGGAATCATTTTTGTTAAAGCTTGATTCCGTCGCCGCAAGCTCTGACTTGAGGGTCTTCGTTGCCTGTATTATGTTTTGCATCTGCTGGCGGTACTGCGCTTCACCTTCAACGCCGATCCGCGGGCCGATATTAACAGCCATTGATTTCCCTCCTTACTGCATCATCATAATTTCGTCATACGTCTTTTTTCGCGCTTTCTGATCCGCGCCGCCTTTGTAGATGGACATGCATGCAATAAGGTCGCACATCATGCCATATGATGTACGACCCACTTCATCTTCTGACATATTCATCATATGCCCATAAAATACATACCATGCCCAATTGAGCGTTACTGTGCGGCGCTTTCCGCGTTTCCCTGTCCGCCCTCGGCGACTTCTACCGTGCGCTCGCTGTCATGCTTTTCCTGCTCGGCAAGTGCCGCGGCAAGCTCTTCAAACACATACTCGGGGAGATCAAGGATTTCCTTCGCGTTGAGTGAATCGCCGCCGTGTGCTTTGCAGTATGCCTTACTCATGATCACCGCTTTCTGAACGACAGCAGAAACGTACGAGCGATCCGCGTTTTTCACGATCCAGTCGTTGAATTCGCAGTGAGCCCAAACGCTGTAATAGAATCCGTATTCCTTTCCGTTAATTTTGAACATGTTCTGCTCCTTTATGAAATTCCGAAGACTTCCTTGATAGCTGCTTCCGCTTCGGCCTCAGTATCATAGTCCTCTTTTGCGATCCGCTTCCAGCTGTGCTTGGCATCGTCGCCGCGAAGGATAGCGGCGCTGAGTGCCTGCGTCTGGTAGTTCTTCTGCTCCTCAGATGTAGCGTGTGAATTCTGAAGCTGATTGAACTGTGCTTTGACGATAATTGTCGGGCAGAATGTCGTCACGCCTTCAGACTGATAACGTGCGATGTATCCGACGCCGACATACGGGACAACCTGATCGTCATCGTATGTCAGGAAATCATCATCATTTCCGGCTGCCGGCAGTCCCATGATCATCTGCTCAGCGGCCTGGAACAGACCGTCGACTGTCAGGTTGAGAGTTCCGCCCGTAAATGTACCGGCATCTGTCTCTGCTGCTACATTATCAGCATAAAAAACATTGTCCTCGGAAGAATCCGGTTCAATTGAAACGTCGACGCCTCTTGCGAGCTTCTGTCCGGAGCTGTAAGAGATAACGCCGCTAGCGCATGCATATTTAGCTACATACGGGAGAGAAAAACCCGTGCATACTTTTCCAGCTGCTGCCATTTTGGCACCTCCTTAATGAATTCTTTTCTTTATTTCCTCATCCATTTGTTTCTGAATTGCCGCTTCTGCCGCTCCTCTGGCGGCATTGGTTGCCCGGGTGATGACCGGATTTCGCGCACGGAAAGACGTGCCCGATTCGAGTGATCGTATGATCAGCGCATTCGGCTGTCCGTTCGGAAATTGATTAGTCCTCGTAGAGTTATACCCATCCATGCCAATCTTGACATTGATAAAGCCCCCGTCATTTCGGAAATGCGCGATACCGAGACCGGAAAGAAGCCCTTCTTTCTGTGAGGCGGTCACGCCGCTGACCATTCCGGACCTGCGGCTGTAGCTCCTCACGGGCAGGCTTTCAATTCCTGCTCTGCATTTGTCCGCCACGATACGAGCGCCTTCATATGCTGCGCGCTTGCAGATCTCTTCGCTGTCGTTAAAGAGCTTCGTAAGATCTGCAATATACACGTCGATATTCGGGTTAAGCGTAAGCTTTGCCATTAGATATTCACCTCCCATGCATAGTGGATGAGATTTGTCTCATCCTCATGCATGACATCGTTCAGCCGCCATTCCGACGACTCGCAGAGAAGATCCTGAATGTCGTCAACAGCCTGGTCGAATTCCGTGAGGGTGAAGTAATCGACATAGATGTGTATGTTCTGCTCGGCCTTCGTGGTATCTGCGCTGAAGGATCCATCGCCTTCGCCGTCTTCCGCCCAGACTGTATAGGGAGCTTTCGGACGATTCGGCGCGTGATAATGATAGGTTTTCGCTCCTGTCACATCCGCGAGTTTCACCCCGAATGCTTTAAGTCTATTCTGTAAGGACGTCATAATGATTCTCCTCCCTTGCAAGTGTCAGGTCTACGATCTTCAGACCTTCCTCGTCGCGGCCTGGCTGAATCACATCAATGCGGTACTGATCCCGCTCGTCGACAATAACATAATTTCCGATCTCGACAGGTACGTCCCAAATGCGGACCAGCTTGCTTATCGACTGGTCTACACCCTTGGCCGCATAAAGCCTTGTTACGCCGATAACCCTGTCCGAATAGTACAGATCTTCCGGGATTGTCTCCACCAGCATCTCCCGCGGCATTTCACCCGGATCTGCAATATTCTCGAGCGAGTAAATACGGAGTGTTCCGTCTGCAAGCATCATGATTCGCTCACCGCACCTTTCTCATGGACAAGGCGGGAATGCAGCGCATACCGAAGCATGCGCGGCATCCCATCGTTGCTGTTGCGTTTTCTGTAAAGCCAGGAAGCATACATGATGATCAGATGGCAGTCTTCGTTAGAAGATATGTCGAGCGTGATGCCCTTCTCCTCGATCTGCTCTTTCGAGCTATTAATTAAAAAACTGAGATATTCGTTCAGAAGCCCGGGCGGGTTCTGTAAGTCCGCCCTGAGCATCGTTAAAAGATCAGTGTCCGTCATGTCTGCCTCCTACTGATCAATATTATGTGTTGGCCGTGTCCGGAGCGAATGAGATTCCGCTTGTCGTCGGTGCGGAACTCGTGATGGAGCAGACACCGAATGCTTCAGCGATGACCGGCTTGCCGTCGTAGCGAGCTGTACCCTTGAAGACAGTCTGATCCTCGATGAATCTGCAATGCTCGGACTGGCCGAGTTTCGTGCCGGCACGCTCGACAAGGAGATAAGCCTCGCCGTAACCGAATACGATGTCGCCGTCCGGGATGAAGTCAAGTTCGATGATCTCGCCGCCGACTACCGGCATGGTGTCGTTAATACCCGCCACGATCGCTGCATTCATGTTCTTGTCCATGGACTGGATGAGCAGGTCGGTGTGCGTATTCTGGGACATAAGCCAGAAGATTCCGCCGTTGAAGTAATCATTCTTGATCACTTTCTTGCGGCCTGCGAGTTCGCGGAACAGTGCGATACCGGAAGCACCTGCGCCGGTCAGCACGTTGGATGTGTGAAGATCTGCCCACGTTCTTTCTGTTGCACCGTAATCGCTCGGTGCTGCAGTCTGCGCCAGTCTGGTGACGATACCGAGCGGCATCTTTGTGCCTGTGCCGTATACGATAGCCTTGTCCAGGGCTTTCGCGATCGCGATTCCGAGGCATGTCAGGAGCTCATTCGCAAGATTAAGATCGGAATCCTCAAGCACTGCGTTGCAGACCGCGAAGAATCCGCCGACCTTGTAACCGTCAACCTCAGTGTTGTTGAATCCGAGTGAAAGCTCGTTCAGCGTTGCACACATTTCAGTCCATACGCCTTCAGGAATCGTACCCATGACATTCATACGGGCCGTGCCGGTCACTCTGCGGAGTGTAACCTTTCCGATCAGTTTGCTGTTCGCTTCAACGATCTGTCTCAGCATCGGAAGCATAACCTGCGGGATTGTAAGGCCGACATTGGTCAGTGCTCTCTTGAACTCGATGCACTCGCGTGTACGCTTGAGGAAAGTCTGGACGTCATCCCTCTTGATCAGTGCGCTTCTTTTTTCCTCTGTCAGAGCGTAAAGCCCGACTCTCTTTGTCATCTCGGACATAGCGAAATCGCTCCTTTCTTCTGTTTCTTCCGTTTTCTCTTCCGGATCCGCATTACCCTGCGGCTCTGCCGGCGTAGTTTCATTGTTCTCTTCGATCTCTCCGAGCTCTTTTTCGAGGTTTTCAATTTCTCCCTCAAGCTCTCTGACCGCCTCAGCGTTCTCACGCTTTTCTGTTTCAAACTTCTCAATAGCCTCATCGACTACGGAGCGCTCTTCATCGGTCTTCGCTTCCTCGATAGATTTCTCGAGTTCTGCTTCACGCTGAGCAAAATCGACCTTCTTCAGCTCCTCAAGCGCGCTACGCTTGTCCTCGATGCGCTTTTTAAGCATTAACACTCTCAGTGCCATGACTTACCTCCTTCAGTTTCTTCCTTGTTTCCTCCCGCCATACGTCAGCTTTGCGCTTTTCGATTTCCGCAATATCCGCTTTTCTGGCAGAGAT